AACTGTATCTGCTGATGTATCTGGTTCAGACGTTCGTGTTCGTGTTACTACTCTATTTGCATCTACCGATGTATCTGTAGTTGGAACACTTCTTGTCTAAATTACAAGCATAAAGATACCCCCCATGAAATACTGGGGGGTATTTTTAATTAATGGTATAATTAAAACTTAGGAGAGCATTTTGTCAACATCAAATAAAGACTTTAAGGTTAAGAATGGAATCGTTGTAAGTGGCAATGGGTCATTTGGTGGACCAGTCGTTGTTGGCACTCCAACAAATGCAGAACATGCAGCAACAAAAGCATATGTAGATGAAATCACTGCTTTAGCAGGTCTTGATCAAATAGATGGAGGAAGTCCAACAACAGTTACTTGGGGCATTACTCTAGATGGTGGAGCACCTTAATATTTATCAATATATGTTATAATTAATTTGTATAGGCTTGGGTAAACCCCATTAGGAGAATCAAATATGTCACAAAGAATGCTACAGAGAAGAGGTACTGCATCTCAATGGACCTCAGCAAACACTGTTCTGGCAGCAGGTGAATTTGGTGTAGAGACAGATACTGGTCAGTTTAAGATCGGTGATGGCACTACTGAGTGGACATCTCTACCATATTTTAAAGACACTATTGATCTAAATATTGATGCTAAAGCACCAATTAACTCTCCTACTTTCACAGGTAATGTTGTTTTACCAACCAACACAGTCATTGGTTCTGTATCATCCTCAGAAATAGCAGTGCTTGATGGAATTACTGCTACTACTGCAGAACTTAATACCCTAGACGGCATCACAGCCTCTACAAACGAACTTAATATTCTAGATGGTGTAACCGCAGATGCGTCAGAAATTAACCGCTTAGACGGTCTTCTAGCATCTACAGCAGAACTAAACACTTTAATTGGAATTACAGCGTCATCAGCAGAACTAAACATTCTTGACGGAGCAACACTCAGCACCTCAGAACTAAACACTCTTGATGGCATTACCGCAACCACTACAGAACTTAACTACGTTGACGGTGTTACATCATCAATTCAGACACAATTGGATTCGAAAGCACCAGTAAATTCTCCAACATTTACTGGAACAGTTTCTGGTATTACAAAATCAATGGTTGGTCTCAGCAACGTAGACAATACCTCAGATGCCAATAAACCAATTTCAAGTGCTACTCAAAGTGCACTAAATGCAAAATTGGATATTGCTGGAGGAACTATGACTGGTGCACTAACTTTGTCTGGAGCACCTACACAAGATCTTCATGCAGCGACAAAGGCATATGTGGATAACGTAAGTGCTGGACTAAACTTTCACCCACCAGTTCGTGTTGCAACTACTGCAAATATTACACTAAGCGGAACCCAGACAATTGATGGTGTATCTGTTGCAGCAGGAGATCGTGTACTTGTAAAAGATCAAACAAATCAAACTCAAAATGGTATTTATGTAGTTGCTTCTGGAGCATGGTCTCGTGCCACAGACGCAGACAACAGTCCAACAGGAGAAATTGCTGGTGGAGACTTCACCTTTGTTCTTAATGGAACCGTGAATGCTGGATTTGGATATGTTTGTTCAAATACATCAGCGATTACTGTTGGTACTACAAATATCACCTATGCACCATTTAATGCTGGTCAGACAGTAACTGCTGGAACAGGACTGACAGAGCCAACACCTGGAACACTTACTGTTGATTCTTCAGTAGTTCAGTATAGAGTTTCTGGAGTATCTGATACTGAAATTGGATATCTTGACGGTGTTACATCTCCAATTCAAACACAACTTGCTGCCAGAGTCGCAGCAGCAGATTATTCTGCAAAAGGTGTAATCCTTGTTGGAACTGGAAATGGAACGTATGTTGCTCAAACAATTGGGTCAAATGGTCAAGTTCTTACAGCAAACTCTGCTCAGGCAGATGGAGTTGAATGGACAACTATAAATGCACTGCCAACACAAACAGGAAACTCAGGCAGATTCCTAACAACTGATGGCTCCTCTGCAACATGGGCTGTACCAACACTAAACCAAATATCAACTGTTTCAGTTTCTTCAGCAACTACTAATGATGTTCTATTCTTTAATGGTACAAACTGGGTAAATAGATATGTTGCTGCTATTCCATTTATTATCAATGCACAAACAGCAACATCTTATACTCTTGTGGCAGGTGACGCTGGAGATATTGTAGAAGTAAACAACTCTTCTCCAATTACAGTCACTATTCCAACAAATGCATCTGTTCCATTCCCAATTGGTACTCAAATTACACTTCTTCAAACAGGTCCTGGTCAGATTACCGTTGCTGGTCCATCTGGCGGTACTCTCAATGCCACACCTGGAACTAAACTACGTGCCCAGTGGTCATCGGCTACCCTTCTAAAACGTGCTACTGACACCTGGGTGCTGATGGGAGACCTAACAGCATAATGCCTATTCCATTTATTGGTCAAATCACTTCATCTGTTAGAAAAAGGTTTATAGACACTTTTTCTGCCAGATCACAAACAACTGGAAGCCTAGGTACAGCAACAGATGGTTCTAGGTGGGATGCAGTAAGTGGAACTATTGAGGTAAATCCAGGTGTTGGAGCAGCAAAAGCAACAAGTTTGCCATCAACTGCTGGTAACTCATATCCAATTGCTACAGTAACAATGCCAACACAAAACAATACCATTAAAATGAGTGGTATTAATCAGGGTTCTGCAGCAGCAATTTGGGTTCAAAGTTCTGCTGACTGGTGGATGGTAGGCATTGATTCTGAATATAACACAATTCCAGGAAATACATCCTATGCTTTTTCTCAAAATGCATATGTCCAATCACAAGGTGTAAATGCAGATTCACAATTTTCATTTACTGTTTATGCAGGTCCAACCCTAGGAACAAACTATCAAGCGTTTGATGGATTCACATCTTCATCAGCACGAAATGCTTATAACGTATCATATACATCAAGCAGATCATGGTCTATTTCATTTGTTGGTGGTCCACCCAAGTATTCTTCATCAATCAACTATAGTGCCACCTATGGTGGAGGAAATATTTATTGGTTCCAATCACCAACAACTAACTATGGTGCATACAACTATTATTATTACTACCCATCTGGAACAGGATACGCATGGAGTCCAGGTAGTTATTTCTGGTTTACTACTGGAGGAAACTACTTTACATTTAGTTTTACAAATGCTACTACTTTTGCATACTCTCAGATTCTGAGGGTTAGGCAGTCTGTTGGTGGTACAGTTAGCACAGTTACATCATCAGTAATCTCAGCAGCCCAATCAGCAGCATCTCTATTGGTTTCAATTGTAGGTAACCAAATTACAGCAAAGGCATACTCTGACAGTAACTTTGTAACTCAACTTGGCTCAGATTTAGTTTACACTGCTACAGGTGCTACCGTTAATACACGCTATGGAATTGCAGTTTCTCCATCAGCCTATCAGCAAAGTGATATAATTGCTACATCAGTAGAAATTACACGTAACTAGAGATAGGGTATAAAATGAAAATTATTAGATTTTTTTCTAAAAAGGGGTATTTAAACCTGGGGCAGCCAGTACCAATAAAGAAATTGCTTCCATCGTGGTATAGAGAATCAGAGTCAACATTTCTTGATCAGAATAATGGAGAAGTTGCTGGTCTAAAAAAGTGTATGCCTTTTATGGATGCAATGCTTAGTGGATATGCATTAGTAACACCAGTAGATATCTTTGTTTCTAAAAATGAAGATGGTTCACTAAACATTCGCTGGAATTCTCCAGAAATTTTTCAAGACTTTATTTCAGAACGACCAAAAGAACTTGGAGAGAAAATGCCAAGACCAGAAGGTCATTTGCCAAACCATCTAGCATTTAGAGGATTTTGGGGATTAAAGACTCCAAGAGGGTGGAGTGCATTGGTTGTTCATCCACTAAATAGGCACGATCTTCCTTTTACCATTACTGCTGGACTTATGGATTCTGACAAGTATTCAACATCTGGGAATATTCCATTTTTTATTAAAGAGAATTTTACTGGTGTAATTCCAGCAGGGACACCGTTTGCACAAATTATTCCAGTAAAACGAGCAAAATGGTCTTCAATTAAGAATGATTCTGGAATTGCATATTTGGAAGATTTACAAGGTACGTTTGTTAGACAACCAGGCAAAAGTTATAAAAAACATTTTTGGCAACGTAAGGAGTACAACTAATGAAGTTTAGATCAAAAAATAGAAGACTGTATGGAGATCTTCTAAATGAATTTAGACCAACACTCAGGTCTTTAATATTTAATATTTTATATGCTAAGTTTTTAGAATTAAAAAGAACAAAAGAGCCATTTCAGCCAGAAGATGCAAAGTTTAGGTTGCCAGAAGAGTTTACGCCATACTATGATCTAGAATATCTGGCTGTGGTAAAATCTGGCAAGGTGGTAGAAATGATTCGTATTAATAAAGAGACTGCAGAAATAATTCAGTCACGAGGAGTTAAATTTATACCATTTAATCCAAAAGAAATTAAGGTTAAAAAGGGAATGAAGTTTGTTGAAGGAAATTTTATTGGAGAAGAAAATGAAGAAAATTAAGTTTCAATCAGTAGACCCAGGAATTGATTTTATTCATCCACAGCCTGCATCTAAGTTTGTTCCAGAATGGTTTAGAAAACTATCGGGAGTAATTAACGGAATTGAAACAATTAAAAAATGTGTTCCATTTCTTGACACCCTAACTTCTGGATACATGATTGTTTTAGCATCAGATGTATATTATGACGGAGCAGGTTTTCAGCAGGTATCTAAGATGGAACAGGTAACTACACATCACAAAAGTCAAATACAAACATTGACCGTGCCACAGGAGTATGATGATGTTCCATATAAATGGATTAACTTTTTTGTAACAAAAACACCAAAGGGATATAGTACAATGTTTGTCCACCCACTTAATAGAATAGACCTTCCATTTTATTCATTGACTGGAATAGTTGATACAGATAAGTTTGAGGTGCCTGTAAACTTTCCATTCTTTATGAAAAAAGATTTTGTAGGAGTCATTCCTGCAGGAACACCAATTATACAGGCTATTCCAATAAAGAGAGAAAATTGGAAATCAGAGGTAGAAGATAAAAAACCATTCAAGCAGCCTTGGTATGCAAGCATAATGCATAATCCACCATTTGGTTTTTACAAGAAAAACTTCTGGCAAAGAAAGTCATATAAATAAGTATTAATTATGATAAAATGGACTAGGAGATTTTATGCCCAGTCCATCTAACATTTATGCTGAAAAAGCCTATAGCGAACATCCGATTGCTATGTGGGCATTAGATGACCAACTTGACTATGTTTCATACATATCGGATCAAGCAAGAGACATTGCTTCAAACTGGATAGTATCTGATGACGCTAACACAACAGATGAAGTTGTTGTTACTCAGGAAACTATTAATCTTGGTCAATACTTAAATGGTGGACTTTTTAAAATATCTGCAACTAAAAGATCAGATTCTGATTTTGTTGGCATGGCTAAAATTTCTAGCCCAGTAGTTGCAAACTTTGCACAAATGGATCAAGACCTTGCAACGATGTCTTTAGGTGGATATTTTTATTCAGATACTGAATATGTCCAGGCAATAACTATTGGATTTAATTATAACGAAGAAGTAACAAATCAACCAGTCAGGGTGGCAAAAAGATTTGAAACTTCTGTATATAAAAACTGGATATATATTGCAGAAACTTTTGACATTCCAAACTTCACAAGCGATGTAACACTATTTGTAGATATAGAATATTATAATAGCGAAGATCCTGAAGCCGAATATAATTTTTATATTAATGGTCTAAGTCTTGGGCAATGGTCAGAAGAGTTTCAGTCAGAATCCCTAGGATTGATATACAAAGAAGATGGAACTGGCTCAATAGTTGACTTCCCATCAAATATTGCAATTGACGGTCTAGATAAGGCTGTAATTGCCAGAGCATACGGATTGCAAGACTCAAACGGATACTATCTTGCAACTGCCAACAAACTTTTTGCAAAAAATACCAGCATGCCACTAGTTTTTGGTGCATCTGGAGTAACAAAATTATTCTATAATCAGGGGCTGCCATCACTGATAATTCCTGGAAACGGATTTTTAAATAACGTTGGAAAATATTCTACCTACACATTTGAAGCATGGATGCGTATTAACTCTATATCAACTGAAATTCATAGAATCTTTGGACCAATCGGATCAGATGACGGTATATACGTTGACCATGAAAGATTTTACTTAAAGATATCGGATAATATAAAGGCTGCAACCATTACTGAATGGGATGCACCAATGCTGATTCACGTTAAGTATTTACCTGGAAAAATTTCGTTAGTCGTAAATACAGAAGAGATAATATCAATTGATATTGATCCAACTAATACATATCTTCCAGAAGAGTATACGATTACAGGAAAGAATCAGGACTGGCTAGGATTCTATCCTGCAGATGATATAAGTCTTGAGGTAGATTCTATTGGTATCTATCCGTATGATGTAGATAAGACAATGGCAAAGAGAAGATGGGTATACGGTCAAAACGTAGAATATCCAGAAAATCTAAATTCAGCATATGATGGCAAAACTATTGCCATAGATTATTCGAATGCAAATTATGCTTCAAACTTTGTTTTCCCTAAAAATTCGCCTTGGTCTTCTGGCATAGCAGATAATATTAATTTTTCAGGAAATAAACTAAGATCTCCAGTACACCCAACGCCAGAGATTATTCTTGAGGCTGGAGATTCTGATACCTGGCTAAATGATCAATTTTCAAATAATTTTGAGCCTGAAACATATTTTAAAATGAAGCCAGTTCAAAGTTGGCAAAACATAGATGGCTACCTGTACCTAGATAATACTACATTCATTCAGAGCAACATAAAGTATATTTATGGAATCTTCAAGACACTTGAATATTCAAACAACGAACAATTGCTTATTAAACTAAGGAATAAAACATCTGGCGAATATTTTTCAGTAAGTGCAAAAGGACAAAGTGTTGTATATTCATACTACGATGGAACATCTAAAACAGATATTGCAACAGTTCCAGTAAACATAGTTGGAGAAATGTTTGTTGCAGGTCTTGACGTTGATACTGTTCCATCATATTATGGCGGTGACTTAATTCAGTTTTTTGCAAATAAAAATAATTTTGAAATATTTATTTGTGGAGATAACACTTTCAGCAAAACTTATCTTGGAAATGTATATAACTTCTCTATATCAACGACAAGAAATGCATCTTCTATTTCCTATATGTTTGGACCAAACGGTATTGTTATGGACAAAGAGTCATTCTTAAATGTTATTTATGATGCAGGATCAACATACTTTGGTAATGATCCAAAATATTGGTCAGAAGTTTTAGATGGTGGAGACCCATACGCAGTAATGTCTGAAAAATTCTATAACTATGTTGCAACATATAAGGTGTCACCACAAGTATTTTTGGGTAACTTCATTTTAGATGTATCCACACATTCAACCTGGGAAGACTATGTTCCGTTATCTCACTTTGCAAAATATGTAAAAGACGCTGAATCTGGAAATTATTACGACCTTGATTTTATTCAATTTAATATTGGGTATCCATCACCAGGAAAGTTCTTAGAACAAAAATCTGATTCTGATATATGGACATATGCAGAACTGCAAGCAGAATATGCTAACCCAATGCAGTATACCTACGCCCAACTTGACAACGAACTGTTTAGTGGCTATGCATCATATGCTGATCTCAAAAATAAAACAAAGACACAATATGTATATGACACATCAAATTATTCCGTAAAGACATATGTGACATTTCAATATGTAAGCAGTGGAGCAAACACTCCAATTGAAACATATACAAACGTTAAAAATGTAAGCACAAATAATTTGATTCAGGCTGGAGATGAATGGGTAAACACAAAGTATGAAGTAATTGATGGTACAGTCATATATCCACCAAGATCAATTAAGTTTAGTAATCTTGCCATAGTCGTTCATGTAGATATGATTGTTAATGGTGTAAATACCAAGCCAGCATCAGTATCAAGCATTGAGTTTACATCACAGGCTCTAGATGTAAAAACACCTACACCAGTAGGAACAAAGTTTGGAACAGCAATTTATCCATATACAAAGAGCGGTATCTATTTTAATTATAAAGAGGTTAACCCATTTAAGATTTATAAAAAGAGCACACCATACCTATACCTAACAAAAGATTCTGGCATTGAATTAGTTGGAGATATCAAACCATTAGAAAATAGAGGATTAACAATACCTTTAAATCAAAACCTTTCTCCTAAGTTTGACGTAGCAGCACTTCAAATACTAATGAAATACAATAAAGACTTTTTCCCATATTCTTCAACACCAATTTTTGAAATTCAGTCTAAAGATGCCTATATTAAATTTTACCTAGTTGCAACGCATGAAGGTGGTCAAAGAGCAAAGATATACGCAATTAACGAAACCACAGGATCAGAGGAAAACGGAATAGCCTTTTATATTAATGGCAGGCTAGTAAAGAGTCCAACAATTTCTATTCGTGAATGGACAATGCTAGGAATTTCTTTTGCACCAAAACTAAGTTTAAGCAATTTTGCTGGGGCACTTAGAATAAACGGTCCAATAATGGTAAACCATATGTCTTATTATCAATCAACAGGTCTACAGGAAAAGATATTTACAACATTTAGAATTTGGGATAGGGTTAAAGAAACGCTTACTAACCAAGATCTGGCATGGCAGTTCTGGAAAGGTTCTCTATCAAACGTTAGTACATATTCTTGGAATAACGTTCTTGTAATTGGTCAAAGCAGTACATTTGGAATTAGCCTTCCAGAAATATTTAAGGCTTATGTTGGTACAAACAAGATTATTTTTGATGATAATTCTGGAGTATCGTTAAAAAATTACAGATTTAGAACGTATGGCAGGCTGTCAGCAGTCTCATTTAGCAAGAAACCATCATAGTATGGTATACTAGTGGTTATGAATAATGAAAAACCACGATTTCCTGGTCAGATTGGTGACTCAAAAGTAACAGTTTTACAAAAAGATTACCCTTGGGGTATCTATGTTTGGATTAAAGCAAACGGAAAGCCGTTCACAGACGGCAATGGAAGCGTTCTAAATATTCCAGCACATAAGGGCGATGCTCTACAAATTGAAAAACTTAAAAGAGAAGCAACCTACCTTGGTCAAGGAGATGGTCATGCAGAATTTTATCCAGGAATGGAAAGAATTTCAGAAGACGAATACTCAGAGCAGGTCGATAGAATGAAGCAAGGCTTGATTCCAAATCTAAATGATCTGGGTGCGGTTCAGGCAGCAAAAGACACAATTGCCATGTATGGAGATGAAGAATAATGGATCAGTATTACATTAGAGATATCAACCTAGACGAGATTGAGCAAGATGTTGATAGATTTAAAGCACAAGACCCCTTTAACAAGTCTTGGGATGAACTAAAAGCATACTCAGGTATTGAGAAGAATTTTAAGCGTAGAACAGATAGAATTGAAAAGGCTAATAACGGACCATTAGTTGAAACAACTCTACAGTATAACAATGTTGATGTTAACAATCCTGGATATCAGGATAGTGCTCTGGCAATCAATAGCGGTATCAATGGAGCCTATTCAAAAGAAATCAATCCTGGAAAAGTTTACCGTAATGGCTACGGATTATTTGATGTAATTACTCCACCATGGAATCTTTATGAATTAGCAAACTATTATGATACCTCTTTTGCTAACCACGCAGCCATTGACGCTAAAGTTGAAAACATTGTTGGTCTTGGCTATGAACTACAGGCTACTAAGAGAGTCCTTATGGCACTAGAAGCATCAGATAACGCAAGTGCAATTGATAAGGCTCGTAAGCGTGTTGAAAGAGCAAAGATAGAAGTTAAAGAATGGTTTGAGTCGCTAAACAACGAAGAGTCCATGACATCTACCTTTATGAAGGTCTGGACTGACTATGAGTCAACTGGCAATGGATATCTTGAAATTGGTAGAACTGTAACTGGAGAGATTGGCTATGTTGGTCATATTCCAGCAACCACAATGCGTGTACGCCGTATGCGTGATGGATACATTCAGATTATAGGTAACAAAGTAACATACTTCCGCAACTTTGGTGCAAAGAACCCAAATCCAATTACAAGCGATCCTCGTCCAAACGAAATTATCCACATTAAGCAGTACTCACCACTGAACTCGTTCTATGGTGTCCCAGACATTCTTTCTGCTGTTGGTGCTCTACAAGGTGATGCACTTGCTTCACAGTACAACATCGACTACTTTACCAACAAGGGTGTTCCTCGTTATATCGTTACTCTAAAGGGTGCAAAACTTTCTGAAGAGGCAGAAGATAAGATGTTCCGCTTCCTACAAACAAGTCTTAAGGGTCAGAACCACAGAACTCTGTACATTCCTCTTCCTGGAGACTCTGACACCAACAAGGTTGAGTTTAAGATGGAGGCTGTTGAAAGCGGTACACAAGAGGCATCGTTCAATGAGTACCGCATCCGTAACCGTGACGACATCCTTGTTGCTCACCAGGTTCCTCTATCTAAGATTGGTGGTGGCGACTCTGCTGCTATTGCTGCTGCACTTGCACAAGATCGCACCTTTAAAGAGCAGGTAGCAAGACCAGCACAGCGTAATCTTGAAAAAGTGATCAATAAAATTATTTCTGAAAAAACAGATATTGTTGAACTCAAGTTTAATGAACTAACACTTACAGATGAAATTGCACAATCACAAATTCTTGAGCGTTATGTTCGCAATCAGGTTATGACTAGAAATGAAGCACGAGAAGTTCTTGGTCTTCCTCAAATGGAAGAGGCAGACGACTTCCTTGAACTGAACGCTCGTCAAACTGCAGATGCTAAAGCAAATACACAACAGACTCGTAATAGAGATGCAGAAAGAAGTTCAAACTCTTCGGACGATACCGCAACAATTGCAGGTAGAAATCCGAAAGGTGAGGGACGTTCTGTTCAATAATGTGTTATAATTTAGTAATAAAGTTTAAAAAAGGCTCTATAATTAAGATACTATGACTATTGCAAAAGTACACTGGGATACTGAGGGTGAAAATGTTCGACTCTCAATGCCGTTTAGCAAGGTAGATAAGGAACGTCGCATCGTTTCTGGATTTGCCACTCTTGACAATGTTGACCGTCAAAAGGACATTGTTACAGCAGAAGCCTCTATGAAGGCATTCTCAAAGTTCCGTGGAAACATCCGTGAAATGCACCAACCAATTGCTGTTGGAAAGATGATTGCATTTAAAGAAGACAAGTACTTTGATCCAGAGACCAAGAAGTTTTATTCAGGCGTTTATGTATCAGCATACGTTTCAAAGGGTGCTCAGGACACTTGGGAAAAGGTTCTAGATGGTACCCTTTCAGGGTTTTCAATTGGCGGTAGAATGAATAAGTACGAAGATGCCTATGACGAAAAGATGGATAGCCCTGTTCGCATTATTAAAGAGTATGATCTAATGGAACTGTCTCTAGTTGACACCCCAGCAAATCAATTTGCAAACATTCTATCTGTTCAAAAGGTAGATGGTGTCGACGTTCTTAAAGGTGACGCAGTAGACGTAGAGATTGAAAATGTATTCTGGGATCCAGAATCAGGCGTTGTAAAGATTTCTGAAAATGAAGTTGAGGTAAGTCCTACTACTGGCACTCCAATGCAAAATATAGGTTTTGTTGAGAAGTCAGATACTGACAAACTTGACATGGTAAAGTTCTTAGTTGACAGTGCTAAAGGCATTAATACTAAGATGATTAAGGAGGCAAGTCCTATGACTGAAGACAACACACACGCAGAGGTAGTTGAAGAAACTACCGTTGTTGAAGCAGCACAGGTCGCTCCAGAGGCAGATGCCACAGTAGAAGAGGCTCCAAACGTTGAAGACTCAGTT